TAATAATAAACAAAATGCTTTAAGTTTTATACCTTATAGAAATATACAAACTTCGCAAACTGCATTTACCGGCTCAACTGCTGAAACGATTTTATTTACAGCAACAATTCCTGCCGGTACTTTTAATGCTAACGATATTATTCATTTTTTTTATAATGTATATAAAACAACTACTTTAGGAAGTTATGTATTAAGATTAAAAATAAATACAAGTAATACTCTTACGGGTGCTGCAACAGTTGGAACTTATAACGGAGCATCAACTACTCAAATAGCTCTTATGAATAGAAATTTACATTTATTTGGTGGTAATTTATACGGATATCCCGCTGTATCATTAACTTTAATATCAGACATAGTTGGTAGTGTTGGAACTATAGCAACAAATACATTAAATCCAGCAAATCAATTCTTTATTTTTGGAACAGTTACTTTAGCAAATGCTTCTGACAATATAATAGGTACGATGTTTAAAATATCAAATTAATATGAAAACAATAATAAATATATCAACAAATCAAGTTGTAGGAGTTACTTTAAATGATGAATGTTTAGAAACTGAAGTTTTAATAGATGAACTTTTACAGATTGAAATGGTTAAGCCATATTTTAATTTCGATACAAGAGAGTTTTACGAGGGTGCAACACCTGAAGAAATTGAACAAGCATTTAAAGACAAAACACCAGCAGAAGTACAACTTTGGAGATTGAGAACTATTTTAAATTTAATGAATTTAATAGCTACAATAGAAAGCGCTTTAGACCAATTACCTGAACCAAATAAAACAGCAGCTAAAAGTGTTTGGAACTATGGCACAACAGTAGAACGATATTCTCAAACGGTTTTATTCATACAATCTGTTACACAAATGACAGATGAACAAGTAGATGAAATATTTCAACAAGCAGAAGCAATAGTAATATAAAGTTATGATTTGGTTATTAGAAAATTGGGCTTTAATAGTTAGTACAATATCAATTCCAATAGCTTGGATATTTGGTGGTAAACAAGCGAAAAAAATAGAATTAAAAAATAGCAATGGTGACTTTTTAACAAAGGTTCAAAATATCTATGATGGTTTAGTTGAAGATTTAAAAACTGATAGAGATGAATTAAGAGCTTGTAATGTTGAACAAAGCAAAGATATTGCAGATTTAAGAAATGATGTTAGGAGTTTACAAAAGCAATTTAATGACCTTTATTTGGCTTATGCAAAAGAAGTAGAAGCATCAAAATATTGGAAAGATAAGTTTGATGATTTAGAAGGTAAATATTTGCAGTTAGAAAAAGACCACGAAGCATTGAAAAAACAATTTGAAAGCTATAAAAAAACAAACAGATGATATTAGATAATAAAGGTTATTTATTTATAACTAAACACGAAGGATTAAGTTTAAAGCCTTATTTGTGTCCTGCTAAAGTGCCTACTATTGGTTATGGAAATTGTTATTATAGTGATGGTAAACGTGTAACTTTATTAGATAAAGAAATTACTAAACAACAAGCATTTGATATGTTTAAAGAAATAGCTAATAGATTTGCTAAAAGAGTAGATGAATTAGTTACATCAAATATAAATCAAAATCAATTTAATGCTTTAGTTTCATTTGCTTACAATGTTGGAACTGGTAATTTTTCTTCATCTACATTATTAAAAAAAATAAATAAAAATCCTGATGACTTAACAATAAAAGCAGAATTTTTACGTTGGAACAAAGCTGGTGGTAAAGTTCTTAATGGTTTAACAAATAGAAGAAATGAAGAAGCTGATTTATATTTTAGTTAGTTTATTATTTATATCTTGTGGTGCAAGAAAAGTAAACAAAACAACAATAGAAGAAAAAAAAGATAGTGTTTCAGTTATTGATGTAAAAACAGAAATAAAAACTAATGAAAATATTGAAATAAACAACAATTCTAAAATAGATAAAACTGAAGATGAATTTATAATTGAACCAATAGACAACACAAAAGAAATAGTTGTAAATGGTAAAACTTATAAAAACGTTAAAATAAGACACAAAAAAACAAAAGACAATAGTTTACATACAAATCAAAAGAAAGTGTCTAAAAACGCTTTAAAACAACAAATAAAGCATAATAAGCAAGTTGTTTCTACTTCAAAAGTTCTTAAAGAAAAGAAAATAGATAAAAAAGAAAGTTTAGTTATATATATATTTTATTTAATTATATTTATTATATTATATATTATATATAAAAATAGATATTATATATATAAATTATTTATTTAATATATTATATATCTTTGAACTAAATAAGTAATATATATATTATATTATATATCTTTGAATAAAATAAATTATATATTATATGGCTAAAATAGCTAAAAAACCTTTAAGAAAAAATCTAATAAAAGAATTAGATACTGTTTTTAGCCAGTATATTCGTTTAAGATATGCTAAAAAAGAAATAGCTGAATGTGTTACTTGTGGTAAAAAGCAACATTGGAAGAAACAACAAGCTGGTCACTTTATGAGTAGATCAAATTACAGCACAAGATGGGATGAAGATAATGTACAAGTTCAGTGTGTAGGATGCAATGTTTATCATTCAGGTGAACAATATAAATATAGTTTATATCTTGGTTACAAATTATCAGAAGAATTATATATTAAATCAAAACAAATAGTTAAATTTGCTGATGTAGAATTAATTGATATGATTGATTACTATAAACAACAAGTAAATATTTTGCTTAAATTTACATAATGTTTTTTAAATTGTTTTTGTCAAGAAGGAGTGGTTTTATAGCCACTCTTTTTTTTTATTTTAAATTTTAACTTTTCTTTAACACTTTTGTATTAATAACAGTTATATATTTGCTTCATCAAACAATTAAAAACAAAAATTATGAAATCTATTGAAATAGTTAAAGCCATTAAAAATGCAGATTTAAGTTGTAATGGTGTTGAAGAAAGAAAAATATTAGATTTAGCTATAAATATGGCTATTATGAATGATGGTAAGTATATGTGTCCTTTTAATAGTTTATATTTTAATTTGACTGACAAGCAAATAAATTATATTAATTCATTAATAATTAGTTTTGAATCTAAATATTCTAAAAAACCTTTATTTGGATGTATGATTAATGGTATTTGGTCATTAATAGATTTAAGAGTTTATTCTAAATTTATTCAAGGTTCTAATAGATATGAAAATAAAAAATATTTAGTACTATATACTGATATTAATATTTAAAAAACAAACATTATGAAAACAGCAGTAGAATGGTTATGTGAAAAATATCATTTAAAAAAAGATATAGAAATAGTTAAAGAAGCCATAGAAATGGAAAAGCAACAAATTATTGATGCACACGGAAACAAAGAAAAAAAATCTGGTGGGATTACAAATTACACATATATTTTAACAGGTGAACAATATTATAATGAAAACTTTAAAAACAATTAACAATGAAAGATTTATTAGATTACAACAGATTTAGAATAGAAACAATGCAAAGTAAGATTTGCGAATTAGAAGGTTTATTAAGTACATTAGAAACTTATTGCTTTGAATTAGCAGATGATGATTGCCCAAAAGAGTACAAAACAATTATTAAAAAAGAATTATACAATTTAAAAACAAAATAATGAAAGACTTAAACTTAAATCAAAAACTATCTTTAATTCAAAAAGAATTTAAAGCAAACAAATCAAAATTTAATAGTTTTGGTAAATACAATTTTCGTAGTGCTGAAGATATATTAGAAGCATTAAAACCATTTAATGAAAAATATGAAGTTAGTTTTATTATAACTGAAGAATTAATAACAAATGATTTTGTAGCTAATACAATTCCAATGTTATTATCAACTGCTACTATATTAGATAACAATGGTGTAAATGAAATAAAAGCAACTGCATTAGTTGGTGTAGATTTAGAACAAAAAGGAATGCAAATGCCACAAAAGTTTGGTTCAGCAAGTTCTTATGGTAAAAAATACGCATTAGGTAACTTACTTTTAATTGATGATACACAAGATGCTGATGCAACTAATAATCACGGAAAAGAAGTTAAAACAACTATTGAAGAAGATTTAAAATGGTTAAATAAAAACACACCAGAATTTAACAAAGCTATTGAATATTTAAAAAATGGTGGTAATATTGCAACTATTGAAAATAAATATAAATTAGCAAAAGCAGTTAAAGACGAATTATTAAAAGTAAAATAGGGAAGCTGAAAACTATATAGAGTAAGCAAATTTTAAATAAAAAAAATATGAGTGCAATTATTAATGTTAGTTTAAGAGTAGACAAATTACCAAAAGAAAAATTTGTATCAGGTAAAGATGGTGCAGTTTATTACAATTTTACAGTGGGTGTAAATGATGAAGCAAATCAGTATGGACAAAATGTTTCTTTAACTGATAGTCAAACACAAGAAGAACGTGAAGCAAAAAAACCTAAAGTTTATTTAGGAAATGGTAATGTAGTCTGGACTAATGGTGAAATTAAAACAGCACCTAAAAAAGACAAAGCAACTGCTGCTGAAGTAGAAAGTGATTTACCATTTTAAATTTAATTGGGTAGTGTAAAAGCTACCCTTTTTTTAACAAAAACAATGACAAAAGAACAAAAACAAGAAAAACGATTAATGATGGAATTTATAGTTGATGAAGCTATTTTAAATCCATTAGAAAAAATAGAACATCCTAAACCAGCAATATCATTTGGTGTTAAAAGTTATGAAAGTAAAGATGGTGAAATTATATTTCCAGTACCATTAGGAACATATGGTAACTTTAGTTTTGTACAAGCACCACCTAAAAGTAAAAAAACATTTTTTGTATCATTATTATCAGCAATATATTTAGCTGAAGATTTACCACAATTTTGTGGTGATTTAAAAGCAAATAGAAATGATAAAAATTTAATACATTTTGATACTGAACAAGGTAATTTTCACGCTCAAATGGTATTTAAAAGACCATTAGAAATGGCTGGATTAAAGAATATAGATAAATATCATACTTTAGCTTTAAGACAATATAGCTTTAGTGATAGAATAGAAATAATAGAACATTATCTTTATGATAGATTAGAAGGTAAAGATATAGGTTTAGTTATTATTGATGGTGTTGCTGATTTATGTAGTGATGTAAACAATATAGAAGAAAGTAATAATGTTGTGCAAAAGTTGATGAAATGGACTAAAGAATTAGATTGTCATATTGTAACTGTAATACATTCTAATTTTGGAACTGATAAACCAACTGGTCATTTAGGTTCATTTTTAGAAAAGAAAACAGAAACACAAATTAGTTTAGAATTAAACACAGTTAATAAAGGATTAGTAAAAGTAAGTTGTAAACGTTCAAGAAATGCACCATTTGAAGATTTTAATTTCAAAGTAAATAACTTTGGATTGCCACAAGTAGAAGGAGCATTTTATGACCCATTAAAAGATATATTTTAAGATGAAAGATACAATGAAACACCACATAGAAGAATTACAAACATCAGCATCAAGAATGCTCGTATTAAATTCAGATAATTCAATGTTAATAAGTTATTTTAAAGATTTGAAAAATAAATTAGAATATTTGTATGAATTGAACGAAATGGATAACCAAGCAAACTGGACTGAAATACAAAATGCTTTTAATTCAATATTAAAATTAGATACTGAACTAACAGAAGTGGATTTGAAGATTAAAGTAAAAGAAGCACCAGATGTAAAGACTGGTAGAATAACAATTAAAATGTATTAGTATGGAATTGTCTACAAATAAATGGTTAGAACAGGTTGCCCAACATCATAAAGAATGGGTTAAAATTGCTAACATTTATAAAGTAGATGACTACGCTGAAGATATAGTTCAAGAAGTTTATATTGCTTTATGGAAATATGCTGATGCTGATAAGATAATTGATGCAAAAGGTAATGTTAGAAAAGGTTATGTGTTTTTTACTATTAAAAGTTTATGTTTTCAGTATCTAAATAAACGTAATAAGATTGATAAAATAGGAATAGATACTTTGTTTAATTTATCAGATAATAGCAATATAGAAGAACACAAAGCATATAATGATATTTGTTTAATGATTGATGAAGAAATAGACAACTGGCATTGGTACGATAAAAAGCTATTTAAATTGTATAGGGATACAGATATGTCAATGCGTGATATTGCAAAAGAAACTAATATAAGTTTAATATCAATATTTCATTCAATTAAAAACTACAAAGAAGTATTAAATACAAAGTTTATGAATGATTATCAAGATTATATTAATAATGACTATAACAACATATACTAATGAAAAAATGTAGTTCGTGTAAAATTAGCAAAGAATATATTGATTTTTATAAAAGAAAAGATAGTAAAGATGGTTTTACTGGAATATGTAAAAATTGTACTAGTATATCAAATAAAAAATATAATTTAGAAAATAAAGTAAATAATAATAAATATCATAAAGAATATCGTTTAG